CGGTTTTTATGCATTATAGAATCATCAGTTCTACCACTTTCTCCTGCACTTACATCTTGTAACCCCCATTGCCAAGTAGAAGGACACGGCATAGCTGTTCCGTTTACTTTCCAAAAAATTCTAGCCATGTTTGTACCTCGTAAAAAAAGAGAACCACCTAAGTTAACAGGCAGTTCTCTTATATTTAAAATCCGTATTGTGCTGTGGGATTATTTCTATATTCAACAGATTCGCGCCCACGTTGCACTGCTCTAAACAAAACCTCATCATTTTCAGTCTTGCATACTACGTTAATAATTGGTTGCTGTTGATTATTCTGATTAGCCATCATAGCACGTACATATCCTTGTGCTACTGCATCAACAAGCGATTGTTCATCTAATCCAATGCCAGATGAATTTGATACAATCGCGTCAGCAATCATACCCATTGTCTTTCTATTAGTAAGAGGAAGAACTGCTTCGTCACCTGCTTCACCGACACCTATGATTGACGGGTCTGTGAATAAACCACCTTTAGCAGCCCAAGGATAATTTACTTCAAATTGAGGAATATCAACCCAATTCTGACCGTTATTATAATACTGAGGCCAGAAAGAAACAGAAATTGTCGGGATCATAAGTCTAATACTATTTATACCATTTTGCAAGGCGGTTATAATATTTGCACCCGCTGTATAAAATTCAGATTCTATTCCTTTTAAATTTGATAAGCATTCTCTAAACATTCCATTTATATCTTCAAATGCACTTTTTATTTCAGCATGTCCTTCGCCTAATCCTTTTACTACACCTTGCATAATTCCTTTTGCCTGAGTTGATGCATCATCTTTAAATTTTGAAAGATTATCAATAAATGTACGAAGCATTTCACTGGCTTTATTCACTATATTTTCCAAGTTGCCCATTTCGGAATCCATTCCGTTGATAAGACTGCCAATTATTTCTGAACCACTATCTATAGCAACTTTAGCAATCTCTTTAGCTTTTTCATTCAGTGAATCAAGCAATGACTTTATATTCTCAATTTGACCAGTTAATTCACCCTCTTTGGACTGAATTCCTGATATCAACTGACCAATTATTCCCTCTCCACCTTCTTTAAGATCGTTGCCAATAATTTTTAAATGAGCGTCAAACTTTTCTTTCATAGCAGTTACAAGATTTACAACTGCTACAAGTGCATCTGGTTGTTTATTTGCGATTCCTTGTGCAACACCTAATGGAATATTTTCTGACATTCCGGAATAAACGCTTGACGGTGAATTGATGCCGTTATGAATTCTGAATTTCTCTTGCATCAATTCAGACATTTGCTGAACCATATTTATAGGCTCTTGCTGTTTTGCCTGAATACCAGTTCCAATTCCCGTTGGGATTTCTTCAGATGAAGATTTGAATTTAGGAATATTTATTCTAAATGTTGCTAATGCCTTACTAGCTAAAGTCTGGATCGCATTTGTAAGAACGCCGCCTTTTTCATCTACAGCTTTGCCAGTCTCACCGACATTTGTCTCCATTGTGGAGTAATACTGTTCCTTCTGACCGAAACTTGCAAGGAATTTTGATGCAAGTCCACCGATTATAGGAAGAATTGTTTCAATCAGTGATGGAGATTGACTTGTTGTGTCATTATAGGCTTTTGAGTGTTCTGTTGCTGTAGCAACTAAATCACCTGCTGATTTAACTTTATTCCCGTAGTTTTCTGCTTTACTTGCCGTTGAATCGAATGATGCGCCTGCACTGTCTGTAGCTGAAATAAGCGTATCAAATGCACCTTCTCCAAGACTTTCATCAATAGCAGCTTTGATTCTAGCAGGATATTCGCTTATCCCTTCCCATTTAGTCGCAACAGAAGATAATGCTTCTGTCGCACTATTACTGCTTTCCTGATAAGCATTTACAAAATCATTTGTAAGCGTTCCATAATTATCACCTAAACTAGCATCAAGAAGTCCTAATGCTGATTTAATTTTGTCAAATGCTTCTTCTCCGGTTATGCCTAAAGTATCGTATGCTGATTGTGAATTATCAACATTGCTTGATAATCCTTGTATTGATGTACTAAGGAAGTCAACAGCTTCTTTTGATTCATAACCTGTAGACGCAATTTTCTTTACCTGTGTTGATGCTGTTTCAGCACTTACACCTGCTTCTTCAAGTGTAGTCTTAAACTGCTCTGCAAATTCTGCCTGAGTTATCGTTCCTTCTTCCCATGCTTCTTTCAATTCAAACAGCTTATTTTTTACATCTTCGCTGATTGATCCCATTTGTTGAAGCTGAGTAAGGAAATCGTCTACAACTTTTCCTTCAGGCGTTAACATTCCGTTACCACCTGACATTTTATCTTGCAGTTCGGAAATTGCTTTACCTGCAAGTAACAAACCGCCAAGAACTGAACCTGATACACCTTCAGCACCTAATATTTCTATTAAGCCTTTAAACGAATTCTTTAATGTCGCAATAGCTTTTGGTAGTACTGTGGCAAGTTTCTCTTTTAATGTTTCCGCTCCATGTATAACGCCTTTAAATACACCACCACCTGCACCTGCAACTGCTTCATCTTCTGCGACTTCGGTTAATGCGCCTTTTATACTACTTGTCAGTGCTTTTTTAATTGCAACACCTGCAATAATGAACGGAATTTTTGCAGCTATTTTTGTAGTTAATATAACTGCTACAGTTCCAAGAATAGCATCCCACGGCAACAGTCCAACGAAAGTTACTAAACTTTCTCTTATTTCGCCCATATGGTTTTTTAGACCGTCTATAGCACCTATAAAAAGGTTCTTTAATCCTGTCGTAATTGCGGTCAATGCCTTAGCTGCATCTTCAACAGTATCTTTATTCCCCACGATGCTGCCTATTGCATCACCGATAGTATGACCAATGTTATACCATAAGTCAGCATCTCCAAATGATACTGTAATATCTTGTGCAATTTTCTGAACAAGTTTTTTGATTGAATCAGTCATGTCATCTATTTTTACGTTTTCAATAACGCCTTTAAGCGCATCATGTAACGCCTGACCGATTCCAGTTCCTTTTTTCAGTGCTTTGTCAACATCACTTTGAGATATATTGTTGAAACTGTATAGACCTTCTACTCTTACATCGTATGTGCCAAGATTAGAAATAAACTCTTTAAGGAATGACCATGCCTTATTCCAAATCTCAGCAAGCCCGTTGCCTAAGTCTTGCCAATTAACGCCGTTAATCATCTTTGAGAATGCTGCGCCGAGTTTATTTCCTGCGACTTCAACATCCAAATCTGCAATGAACTGACGTATAGAAGCAATAATACCATTTAGTTCCGTATAAACTGTTTTCGCAATCAAATCGAAATCAACTGTGTTCACTAAAGAATTTATTCCGTTAGCAAACATTGTGCCTAAACTCTTCCAGTCGAAATTGGATACGAAGTTATAGGCTGTCATAAACAGACCATTAAGAAGTTTACCTAATGATGTGCCTATCTTATTCATGTCAATCTGGCTGATAAGTTGATTAGCATTCTTTGCAAGTTTCTGACCTAACTGCGCCCATTTGAAATTGGTTGCAAATCTATTAACAGCATCAGCAATGCCGTTAAGTCCTGCTGATAATGTATTAACAAGAGATTTGAAATCAATTTCCTCAACAAGTGCATTTGCACCTCTAGCAAGTCCTTCTCCAAGTCCTGACCAATTAAACTTAGTCGCAAATCCTTCAGCGATATTCCAAAGGATATTGAATTTATTTGTCAGAAGTTTTCCAAGTTCTTCCCACGGAATTGATTCAACTAAGCCGTTTGCACCGCTTGCAAGTTGTTCGCCTAATCTTTGCCAATCAATTCCATCTACCAGTCTATTGATAGAACTGAAAACTACGTCAAGTCCTTCACCGATAAGTCTTCCGATATCTTCAAAATCTAATTCATCGACAAATCCGTTAAATGATGTAGTAAAAGCGTCTATCCATTCACCGATTTTTTTCTTAGCTTCTTGTGGGTCGAAAATGCCAAGTAGGTAATCTACGAAATCATTGATTCCTTTTGCTACTTCTCTACCAAGTCCATCCCAATTCTTTTTATCGAATTGTTCTTTGATTCGTTTTGCCCATTCACTGATGTATTCTTCAAGTTTTCCTAATGGAGATTCAAGTCCGTCAAAATCTAAATCAAATGCACCATCCATCAAATCATCCATATCGCTGATATTCGGTTCATATGTTCCACCTGACGGAGATTTATTTTTATTTTTTGTTGTTGACTGCTCTAAATCTTTAGAAAGCTGATTTAATTCATCAAACGGAAGGACTGATAAATCTTTCTTTAGTTTCTTAGTCGCATCATCCGCATCTGATAGCCCGTCAGCAACATCACTTGCACTATCTGACATATTGCCCAAGTTATCTTCCGCATCATCCATTCCATAATCATCAAATGTAAAACCTTTTGATCCACCTTTATATTTACCGAAAAGTGTCTGCATAAATGTGGAAAATGCTTTTGATACGATAAGGACTTTTTCAAGTAATTTATTGAGAATAATTACTACATGCCTAATCGCTGCTGCAAATCCAACGCCGATTTCAGTTGTGATTGCCTGTAGATTTGCGCGAAGAATACGAATTTGGTTAGCCAACGATTCTGAAGTGGCTTTAAAATCCCCGGTTTGTACAGCAGTGTGATCAAGTAAATACTGATAACGAAGCATCACTTTCTCAGCTTGCGTCATTTCCGTATATGACTTCGTGATACCTTGTGCTAAAGCATATTCTTTTAAACTAGCTACACTGAGGTCAAGTCCGAGACTTCTTAATGGTCTGACCATACCTGCTAAACCCGCTTGGATTTTCTGGTATGCATCGGCTGTATCAATATTATAGAAAGCAGATAAGTCACCTGCTAACTCAACCATTTTTATTGCCATTACAGACGATTTATCAGAAGCAATATTTGATGCTTTGAACATAGCATTCAAAGTACCTGCATACTGTTTAGCTGCGCCCTGTGCGATACCGAAGTTATTGATTGCATTTCTTGACCACTCTTCGATGTATCCGGTCATATTTTCACCGAATACCGATTCTATAATATGGTCAATTTCTGTAATATCGCCACCTAACGTTAGTGCTTCTTTTGCCCAATTAAATACACCTGTAATTCCACGGAAACCTATTACTGTTGCAAGAAGATTTTTTAGGCTAAGATGTAGAGTATCAACTGAAGGTACTTTTTCTTTTAACCCACTTACTTCTTTTCCGAGTTTCTGTAAACCAGATACGGCAAGATTTACTTCGGCTCCTAAGAATTTGCCAAGATTCTTACCTAGTTTAACAATCTCAGTTCCTAATAATTTAAGTCCTGAAGCTACTTTTTTAGTAAGTTGCCAGAAGGTCTTAAAACTTTCACCTATTTTTCTAAATAATTCACCGAATATTTTTGCAGATGGATGAATTGCAGCAAAGTCTTGCTGTAATCCTTTGATAGTTGCACTCGCATTGCTAAATAAATCAGCAAAAAAACTTATAGATGAGTTATTTGAAGCAAAACTCTTGTATACGTCCTGAACAGATGCACTTGTTTTACCACATGTCGCCGCAAGATTTCCTAATCCTTCTGTAGCTTTTGCTAAATTATCAGAAATAGGTATATTTGCTAAAGATGTGAACATATTCACTAATTCTGATGTAATATCCGCAAAATTATTGGAACCTGAATCAAATTTATTTATACTGTTGATTAACGTTCCTAATGAACGGGCAAAACTGGAAGCTGCTTCCGCACCATTTCCTGCATCTCTTAAATCATTGCATAACTTTCTAACTGATTGAGATATCACATCGAAAGTTGATGGATTAAACGTTTTTGAAGCATTTATAAGCCTTGAAATGCCGTTTACAAGTGCAGCAACGCCACCTGTTTTGACATTTATACCTGCTACATCATTCGCAAGTGCTTTAGTGCTATTTGCCATAGCTTCAAATGAATTCGCATCAAATCCACTAGATGCATCAATCATTCTTTTTAATCCGTTAGCAAATCCTGTAAAACCACTGCCTTTTATATCTGTTTTAGCTATAACTGAATATGCTCTAGTCATATTCTTTAAAGCATTAGATACGTCTGTCATTTTTGACGGGTCAATTTTTCCTAGAGAATCATTGATATCTTGTCTTAACCCTGACGTATTTACGGCAAGATTTAAGTTAATCTTTCCGTAATCCACTTCCTTTGCTTTCGCTACAGCTTTCTTAATTGCACTTGTAATCTGTTTCTCGATGCGTTGTTCATCAATAACCAAGTCTAAAGGTATCTTAGTTGCAGATTCCTTCATTGACTTGTTTTTAATTTCATTAACTCGCTCGATAACATTTACAAACGAATCATTTATAAACGCACTTTTAAATACCTGTGCATCTTTTGTACTCGCAGGTTCATTTAATGCTCGCTTCGCATTTTCAAGCATTTTAAGTAGCTTTTCTACATGTGAAGCAGCTTCGTCTGCTCCTGATGCGACATTTGGATATTCTTTGAGTAAATAATCAAAAAGTCCTTCATCAAGATGTTCGCCATTCTTTGAAACTAGATTTCCAAAACCACCTTGAAACCAATTTTCTTTTATACTTTTTGCACCTTTGCCGCCTTTTCCTGAACCTTGCGCGTTTAAAATATCTTTGGAATTTATGGGATGATTTGTAACATATTTCATAAATTCCGCATATTCATGAATAAGATCGTCACTCATGCCATGCATGTATTGCTCAAATGTATTTTTTGTTACACTCCCGGCTTCATTGACGGTCTTAATAATATCATTCAGTTCAAATCCACCACCATTTTCATCTTTGGCGATTTCATTAAACATTGTTTTTATATCTGCCTGAATCCGCTTAGTCGCGGATTTATCAAGGTTAAAGGCTTTCTCAAAATCCGCAGCAATTTTCTTTGCTTCTTGGTCTGCAACTGCTTCAACATCCATGATTGCGTATTTCATGCGTTCCATCTTACTCGCACCGGATACTTTAATGTTGAAGTCTAAAGCCTTACCTTGTAATTTACTAAAATCAATTTTACTAATTCTTTCCAACTGTCCGACCGTCTGAGACAAGTCTGGCATTTTGAAGTTCTGTAAAGTGGAAAGAGTAGTAATCATTTTTCTTAAATTGCCTACATTACTTCCAATCTTTTTTAACGGGGTATTTAATCCCATTAAGGACGCACACAGCCTGTCTATAGACTGTTCAGCATCTGCGGAACTGGACGCTATTTCTATTTGTAGGCTGTCTATAGTCAAATCATTACCATCTGCCAATTTCGCGCCCCCCTTTATATTTTTAGATACAAAAAAAGGCGGTAGTTATTAACTATCGCCCCTTCTTCTTATTTGGTTTCAAGAACAACTCTTGCATATTCTCAGCGAATTGCTGCCTTGCCTTTTCTTTATCTTCTTCGGACATTTCTTCTGTGACTTCGATATTTTGTGGAACATTTTTATTATCGAGCGGTTTCTTAGGATATTTCACCTTTTTGCCATTCAGTGCGCTTGCGACTGCTATTCTTACATATACGCCATTCAACCATGACGAATATTCAATTTCTTCAGTCCTCATTTTGACTTCACGTTCATAACGTGCATCGTACTCTTTAATGAATATATCTATATCATTCGGAGTACTATGAAAGAAATCATGTTTAGACATTCCGCGACTTATCGCTGCTCGATATAATCTGCCTAGAATTATGTCTCTGAAAGTTTCGTCTGTTTTCTCTTGTGATCTTGCGGTACTTTCTTCGGTTTCTTTTCCGTTGTGAGACTTGTCATCCCTACTAACTCGAAAAAACCATCTTCACCCATCTGGTCAATACATGTAGTGAAAAGATCATACCAGTTATCTATATCGCTATTTTCATCACGAAGCAATTTTACCGCAAGTCGTTTTGCTGCATTGATATCTGGAACAGTACCATCTCCATCGGGCTGTGAACCGTGATGCTCAAGTAAACCTGCATAGAAACAAATCAATGCTGTGTACGGAATATCTGAAACACCTGAAAGCATCTGTTTAATATCATCGCTTTTACTAAGGTCTACCATCAGCCCTGAAATCTTTTCAATGCACTCACGGCAAAGTGATGCTTCAATCGTGAATTCAAGTTTATAGTCTTTACCATCAATAGGAATAATTTTATACATAGAAGTGCGGCCTCCCGTTAAATATTATTAAGTTATTATCATGTAGTAGTTTCTGTTGGGTCTGTCGGTGTAACCTTTGCATCCATTTCTTTATACTCATCAATCGTGCAAGAAATAGTCGCAACCAGAAGTTCATTCTGCCCGATATCCGGGAGCGGAACCTTTGCACCCGGTTGAGCAACAACGAAAAATGCTTCGTCAAGGTTCGGCACATCAATCTGGAACCATGTTCTCTTACCTGCTGCAAGTGCGGTCTGTGACGCTGTAAGCATTCCTTTGTAAATCGGCTTTGTTTCAGTTGTAAGGTTAAAGTCGAAACTCCAATCGCCACCAGTAGACTGTCTACCAGAAATGTTACGTTCAACCATATCTTCAAGAGCAGAAGCGTCAATCTCTTCCGTATCAAGTTCGATACCAGAAATGCTATTTACTCTAGGAAGAAGGGTGAAAGTAGCGGGTTTTGTACCTGCGGTTGTTTCGATACCATAGCTAAGTTTAACTCCGAGTGTGCTAACACCTGCAATCGTAACTGCCATATTAGTTTCCTTTCTCCCCTAACTAATTGGGGTTAGCGATTACTTTTTCTAGTAATCGGTATATATCAAAATTCACTTATATCTTTTAAAAAATACCCGCAATAGTTATTCAGAACAAATCGGCTTGTAATCTTTGTAACGGTATCACTTACTTTAATCGGTTCTGAATTGCCTATTCTGCGGAATCCTAACTCTATAAAAAAGTTTGCGCTTGCTGTATCAATGTCATACAGTGTTGTATATTTGTTTGAGTTTATGTAGGCTTCAGTTTCAAAGGTTAGGTTTATGCTTGCTTCATCATTCAGCAATGTACTACCACCTGTCGGTCTACCTACAAGTTTGAAATTGGCATAAGGAAAATTAGCCTGTTTCTTTGTATCGAATACCATCCCGAAGTATTTAGCCTTTGAATTGGCTAACAGGTATTTTCTCCATGCACTATATACATCATCTACACTGAATTCAATTCCCGTAGCCATTACTTAAATACCTCTTTTGCTATCTCAATAAACTGTTTATGAATTTCCGTATCAGCATAATACATTGGCATTGCGGCTTCTGTACCTTTACTCATTACCCATTCATTTGTTTCATCGTCCAAATAAAACCAGTAATCTTCTAGTCCATGACCTTTGCCGTATGAACCTATAATCATTCCAAGTGGTTGACCATATGGATTCGGGCTTGTACCACCTGCACCGTTATAAGCAACACCTGCACCGAATTCAATAAAAGCTACATCTTTTCCGTATAAGACAAGTGTGACTTTTACTTTTGAACCAGATTCTTCTAACCATGCATATGTATGTAGGTTATTAAAATCAGAATCACCATGACTGTATTTATGAGCATCAATTACACTAACTCCAAGTTCTGATAATCTTTGGACAAATATAGATGTTTTAAATCTTATCTGTTCTTTATATAACTTCAGTTCCTTGCAAGCCTTTTTTATCGAATTAACCGATAAATTAACCTTGACCGTCTTGCTCATCATCGTCACCATCTGATTCAGGTGCGGATTCTTCATCACCTGCTATTTTCTTTATGCCATATCTCGCAATCGTTCCTCTAGCAGTATCCATTATGTGAGTTAACACATAATCTGGCTTTACATTCGGTTCACCATTTTCACCTAATATTAGTTCGCCGTTGTCATCTAACTCAGGTTCCCTATCCACAAATAGCACCATACCCTCTTCAGGGTGAAAATTCCTGTCAAATGATACAAAGTATCTTGTGTATTCAGAAACTAAACCGACTGGAAGTTCGTGTGGAGTACCTGATGTGTTTGACACAGATACACGATGCATTTCAGGTTTGCTATATGTGGTTATCGGCTCCATGTGTGAATCATCTATACTAGCCTTGCATATCCAAATGTTTTGCTTTCGTCTACGCAAACTTCTCATAATGTGACCTCATTTATTTATAATGTTCCTGCCCGCCTTTATTGGAACAACCCTACGTCATGTACGTGAGGCCGCAACGCAACCATGACGCACACACATCCTACTCATTTAACTATTCGAGCGATTGGAACAATACCACGGAAGAAACTATCGGGAGTGCCACCAGATTCCCACGATGTAGTCTGACCTGCTTCATAGAATGTTGTTACACCTTCTTTACCTATCTTATCGTAATGATATTCGGCAATACGCATTATATTTGTCCTATATCTATTCAAGACATGAAGTTTCTGTGTTTCGCATTCTTTGTCAGTATTATATCCGTTTGGAAATCTGGCATTTTGCACTTCACCAATAGCATCATCTACCATTGCTTCAACGAGAGGACGTTGTGCAGGTGTATAATCATCTGCTGCATATGCTATTAAAACATGTATAATTTCCGCTCTCGTTGTATTCATTCTTAATCCCTCTTTTGTGGCGTTCTACCGCGCCTTTTAATTACCGTATCTTCCGTTGTTTTCTCAACGGGAGTTGCAGTCGGTTGTTCATTCTTTTGAGTAGGTTTTATGTTATTCTCAATCGGAACATCCTTTCCTGCTTCATAACGGATTCCGTTATATTTTACAATGTGATCAAAAATCATATATTTACCTCATCATTTAACTTTGATGACGTACAGACCATCCATACCTTCGAATGACGGAAGAGCAATCTGAGAAACAGTTGTCTCATGGCGTACAGGCGGGCCATAGATATTCTGAATTGCTACCGCGATACCAGAATCAAGTACGGATACATCAACCTTAGAATCACCAAGCAGCGTTCTCTCTTCCGGTGTCTGACCCATCCAAGTATTACCAAGCTGTCCGTCAGCGATAATAGAAATGTAATTATCCGGATAGAATTTCTTCTGTGTTCCGTCATAATCTTTAAACTTCTTATCATAGATAATCGGGATAAGTCCTGTCTTTCTCTGGAACACATCTTTTGCAGTTGCTCTATCAAGGAAGTCAACAGTTCTGCCAGTTACCGTGATAAGTGCGTTCTTAATCTGTGCTGATGCAACAAGTAGATTCAGAGTTGTGCTATTCATAATTGCATATTTCGCAACATATCCGTTATCTGCAAGTGTATCAATACCTTCTTGAACGTCATTAAGCGGTGTAGCAGTATCAGCATTATCCCATGTGCTAGAGCCTGTAACTGCTTCGTAATGGCTTGCTTTCCAAGCACCATCAGAGTCATAGTTGTAATTATAAATTGTATTATCAGCAACACCAATCTGCACTTTCAGATTGCCAGATGCAGGTGCAATAAGTGCCATTCTCATGCGTTCTGTTGCAATCCTTGCGCCGTTCACAAGGTTATTAACATCGTCATAGACATGTTCGATAGCATCTTGTGCATACGGGTCATTCGCATCTTGTGCCCTCTGAATATCAACCATATCTTGTTCAGAAACCTTCATGGATTCACGGAACAGCGGCATTTCCTCGTTAACAATAGAGAATCCTTCACGGGGTCTAATTGTTGCCAGTGCGTCATATGTAGACGGTTTCAGGACAACACCAAGCCCGTTACGTGCCTTAATCCATCTAAGATCAATACCTGCTTTCTTACGCACCGGGAAAAACGCTTCGCCCATATACGGGATTTTATTACTTGGGTCTTCGGCAATTCTATAAGCAAGTGCTTGTGCCGTAAAAATATCATTAAATCTCATAATAATATTCCTCTCCTAATCTTTTTGAAGTTAACGACTACATACCATTTACGTAGTCGGATTTTTAATAAGTCACATATTCAATTTTAAATTACGCCGTAGTAGCAATAATCGGTTCCTCAAACGCAATCCTGCAACCTGCTGCATTCAGGGCAGTCACAAGTGCTGCGTCATATGTCAGACCGGAATTAGCCTGTGCGCGAGTTGTATGAACATAACCAACCTTCAGAACTGCAACCTGCGGTCTGGACTCATACGCATCATGCAGAAGAATACCAACTGCACCTGTCCACGGTGTAGTACCGACTACTTTGCCATCTTTGTTAACCGGAGTACCTGCCTTGACAATCTTATCGCCATTAGCAGCAGTTGTTGAAACACCAGTGTAGTCAACAGTCATCGAAACAGCTTCGTTTTCCTTACGATTAAGGATTTCTACTTCGCCGCTGTAAGCGAGAGTATCAACTTTCATGTCACCTCTAGCCATAGTATGTATCCCTTTCTTTATTACATATAATTATTGAGTATATTTTGATTTACTCCACTGAAACTTGTTTTAGATTTTTGGACACTCGCTTTAGCAAGTACCATTGCGGAATCATCTTTATCAGAATCGCTGTTACCTGCATGAATATCAGGTCTGGATTTAAGTAAATCCTGAATTGCCTTTTCTGCTGCTACTTTTTCTCTTGTTTTGACAAACGTTCCGAGTTTATCAAAGAACGTGTCAGCATCTTCTAGTTCAGGCATTGTTGCAGCGAATAAATCAGCTTCAGCTTCAGCCATTCCTACACCTACAAGTCTTTTACTATACTTATTTGTACGGAGTTCTTTCTCCATCTCAGCAAAACGCTTTTCCCTAGCTTCTTGCGCTTCGGTTTCTAGTTGGTCTGCTGTCATAAGACTCTTATTCTTATCGGTAAGTTCTTTAATCTGCTTATTCTGTTTTGAAATTGAATTCTTATAGCGTTCTGCGTCTGCTTTTGCTTTGGCAAGTTCTGCTTTGATTAGTTCGATTGATTCTGAATTATCAGCATCATCTGTACTATCTATATCGACTTCACTTATTCCTGAACCATTACCGGAACCATCTAAGTTACTGTCAAGCGATTCACCTACATCTGCATTACCTTCCGGTGCTACTACAAAACGGGCATGTTTGCCAAAAATATGACTGTTGCTAAAATGATTGTTCATAAATTTTCTCATAAAGATAACCTTTCTGTTTGTTCTGCGGTTGTCTCCGCATTGTGTTTAATTTATTGTTCGATCTTCCCTGACCGACTGCGTTTTAACGTCTTCCCTGACGGTATATATTAAAAGCCTTTCGGCTATTATTATTATGAAAATGTAAGGCTACATCTGCATCCCGCTATTTCATCATCGGAAACATCTAAACTATCATCTCGTGGATATTGCATATATCCACCTCTTAATTCAAACGGTTGCGATATAGGAATAGTAATGCCATTCACTTCTGCGTGGCTATCTCTTTCTCGCCCGTCCATAATTGTATTCCATGTCTTAAAATGCTTATTTTTTATAGCGTCTTCATATTCTGTATAATTAAATATTGTATTCGCTTCGTTTTCAGATATTGCCCTTGCCCGATCTTTGCTATAGAAATACGGGTCTTCTCTATGTCGAAGCAATACTTCTATCGTATTTGTTATGGTTGTTGTTGCATGGTTGATAATATATTCATCAGGCAAAACATATTTTTCTATAGCACCAAGATATTCTAATCTTGTTCGCTCATATATATCTGACTTAACAACTGTATTTAGCTGATCTGCATAGAAATATTCAGACAGCAACGCAATAAAGATATCGTCAATCTGTTCTGCTAATCGAATGCGTTTTCTCTTCTGTGTTACGCTGATTTGCATAGGTTTGAAATACTTGTTATACGGTTCAGATTTTTTATACCCGACAAGTTCATTTAACTCATCCCATGTCATTTTAGCGAGTGCCATTATCAAACACCTGCCTGTAGTCTAGGACTATTATCTATTTGGTCTGACATATCTTGAAGGATTCTATCATTGCTACCAAGTGGTTTATCTGGATTCGTTGCCTGATCTCCAGATGTAGTAGGCTGCGCGATACAGACTTTTTCCTGATATGCCGTAACCATATCTTTAGAATCTGCATAGACCTGTTCGCTGTCCTCAAAGATTTCACACACTTTGATTGCATGTCTAGGATGAACGCCACGACCTACAAGAGTAGCAAACGCATTTGCTTTAACAGACAAATCGTAATTTCGCCTACGCGAAAAATGAATATCTATATCCGTGTGATGGACTTTTCTTATAGGACTGTCCATCGGAAGAACATTCTCAGGAACAAACTTAATTGCTTTAAGAATCAGCTTTAATTCTTCTCTAGCTGCAAGTTCTATGGAGTTCTGTTCCTGCAAAGCATCTAATTCTGCCGCCGACCAACCTGCCGACATATCTACAGCAGAACCAGTTGAACCGCCGCCTGTAGTCTCTGATTGAATCGGAACATAGCACTTCTGAAGGATGTGATTGAATTTCCGATACAACTGATTTTGTGCTGATGCACTGTCATACGTGCTTGCTAACGGTGCTATCTTTGCATCGCTTGCACGATCTCCAAGTCCTTGTGGCGTATTAGTAAGTACCCAATCACCGGACTTAGGTTGTTTCGGATTGCCCTGTTCGTCTTCAGGTAATGCAATATTATGCCCCCACCAGATATCTTGCGTTCTTTGCGTAGAATCATTTGCGATATCTGAAGCCTGTGCATCGAGCGCATCCATATCAGCTATACAGTGTTCAAAACATCCGGTTAAATCAACATCTCTATTCCATTCAACAATCGGAATTTTCCCTAAAGGATTGATAGAAACTTTCGTGATTTCGCCGTTCTTAATCTCATATATCAAAGTATCTGTATAACATGTAAATACCCTCGAAGCATCTTCGTTCTTTACGTAAGTAACTCCAAGGACTTTCTTTCTGCCTATTCCATTATGATATACGCAAAATGTATATCTTGAATCCAAGTCGTACACATGACACAGTGAACCGATATATTCACCTTCATCATTTATCAGAATATCGTCATCGTCATATTCATCGGCAAGTTTAATTTCCACCAAAGAATGACCGATGCCTGTCTTTTCAACATATTTAGCAATTTGTTGTCTTTTATATGAAATATCTTCGCCATTTCGAAGCATTTCATTCAGACCTGTAATGCCTGTATCATCTATGACTTCATCGGATGCATGTATTTCCTGATTACCTCTCTGGATATACATTGCAGGTGTACCCCAAAAATATCCGATATGAAATCTCGATACGTAGTGAGCGATATTATCAACTACTTTATAGTCAATATCTTCACGGATTTTCTTTTCTCTGTCTCTGATGGCAGGATGAATACCCGCTTCATAATCAATCAAAAAGTCCATATCAGACACATTGGCACAATGTTTGGAATATGCCCTTCCTAATACGGACAAGATATTCGATTCATCTATGTATTTATAATCCGTATAAATACGTTTTCTTCCAACATGACCTAACATGACTTATCTTTCTCTTTCTCTTTTTGTTCCAGTTCTCTGAATAAATTAGCTAATTCTTTGATTCTGATTTTGTGTCCAACTTCTTCAAACGTCATATACTTACCGCGAAATTCAACGCCACCTGACTGTCTATAATTTAACGATTCCATTTTTATAAACATCTTGCCACGTTTTCGCTCTAAGTCTTTTTGTTTACTTTTAGCTGATTTTTCCATATCACTTCACTACCTCAGTGTAAATTTTACCACATATAAAACGGACAAATCGGACAATATTATTTAATCCTCTCAAAATATCTTGTATATGCTTTTCTCACACTATCTTCTGTGTTACCGCCACCCATTTTAAATGCAACTTGTCTCCACGACATGCCCTCAATGAAGCGATATGTAACTATAGATTTTATATATTCATCGTCAATGTTATCAACAAATTCGCGTATTTGAGATAACGCCAAATCATTTGCATCTTGCATCTTTCGCACACGTTTTAATTCGAGATTTATAATGTGGTTATCAAACTTATCATCATCCCCCTCGATACCCTCAACCTTCGCAATATGTGCTATATACGGGAATTGTTGGTCTGATGCAACGACACCATCTATCAAAATCCTAGACCGTATATCATCACGTTCAGATAATAGTGATTCTATCCGGTCATTTAAACGCTTTTGTTCTAGTTTAAGTTTTTGGTATTTCTCAAATGTAACTTTTTTGTTTTCCATTGACGTAAATCCTTAAAATAAACTGCCTACAATTCTAGTTGGTATACTTTCCGGTCTGCCTTGCCATTCTGCAAACATTGCAACTGCATCAACGCAGTCATCGTGGGGTACTTTTCCTGATACAGTGTAACTTAGCAACTGAGTTATAAATGTTCCGTAATCATCTTTATTTGAATATAAACTTCTGTCCTTAAAATAAATATGTTGTTTTACCCACGGAGCATATACTATTATCTTTGTCTCTTTATTTTTAGTTGTGTAGTTCTCAGTCACATTACAATAAAAACCTTTGTCTTTTAACCGCTTATCTATTTCAAATGCAACTCTACTTCCACCATTATTGCTTTCTACTCTTAAAGCATGAACGCCGTTAGCGATAACTGTATTTACAGAACGTTCATACTGAATTTCATAATCAGACTCATCACTACAAATTACATCCGCAAGGTAATAATCATCGCCATATTTGTAGAATACTGGCTGAACAAAAAAGTCAGTTCCTTTATTCTTTGTATCCGCAATAGATAAAACAGCATCAGGCTGATTAGCAGGTAATGTTAAGTATCTCCGCAATTCATCTTCATGATAAAGAAGTCCTTCGCGTTCAATCGGCTGATTCATGTATAAACATCTGAATGACACATCATCCATTGACTGACGCATATCTTCGAAATACTCTTTTGAAAATCCTACTCCATATCCGTATTCGAAATTACTTTCGCCATTTTCATCAAATGCAGGAATTGCAATAAATTTTGCTCTTGGGTCATGTTCATGTTCTACTTGTAGTCTCCCGACCACATCCTGACATGACCAACGGGTCTGGATGTGTATTTCTTTACACTGATCTTTTTTTCTGGTTTTTAAGTCTGTGTTGTACGTTTGCCATAATTTATCTAATCGTTCTCTCGATAATGCTTCTTCAATACCGGAACAAAGGTCATCTGCATAAAGAATTTTTTCGCATCTTGTAGCACCTGTAAGTGACGCATTTATTGCCCTACATGTTAAAGTCTTAAATCGCTTTGGTTTTCCTACATTTATGGTTTGCTCTTTTGAATTCGTTCCGCTTCTTACATCAAAACTCACTTCAGGAAATATTTCATGCCATGTGTAATCATAGCTATCAGTCAATATCTGGCTAATTCCGTCATAAAAACTTCTGGTCAGAATTCCAGAATGTGCAGACGCAAGGTTAGGCATATCAGGCCACCATCCCATACAACCAGACAGAAGGAAGATACCACTTGTAGACTTTCCAGAACCCGGGCACATGGAAATCGTAAGCAAATCCAATTTGTCATCGAGTAAATCTTGCATTCCTTGAATCACGCCAAATTGGATAAACTTGTCTCTTCTTGGCTCATAGAATCGTTTATCAGCATCCCTGTTTTTCTCAAGATATAAGAAATAGCTGTCAACCTGCCTTTCATGTGCTTCTAATAATAGAAATCTCCAATACAGTTCATCATATTTTCCGCTACCAGTCTGCTGTGCCTGATACGCAGTCATTTCATGAGCATATTTACTAATCTTCATAGCATATTTGCGTACATCGTCATCATTGAAAGATATCTGTTCGCGCATGTCACAAAGAAGCTGCCATATATCATACTGATTCTGATATGCGGTCATATCATCATTCATAATCTTGTTAAATATGCTTTTGTAATCAGAAAACTGCATATAAAAAGCCCCCGTTCCTGCTGTTGGAACCGAGGCTCATAAGGCTCTTATTTAATCGGTGTTATCTACTAGATATGTCTTCTTACACTTGCTGTTCTTGCATATGAAATGCTGTCCTTTAATTATCGCACCTGTAGTTATCGGAAATTGATGCTTTCCGCAGAATGGACATGTTACCCATTCATACATGCCTTTTTGTTCAATTTTCGCCGTATAACCTGATGTATCAGGTGGATTCATGAAATCCTGTTCTGTCATTTCTCTGGCATAAGTAATACTCTAACATGTTCTTGATCGTAACATTTATATATGTCGTTAAAAACTTCCATTGCCCGTTCTTCTGTATCATAACTTCCTATAGCTATGCTTGAATCACTTGTTATAGATGCATAAATGATATTGTCTTTCATAAATATCCCAAATACATTGTTGAAATTTAATATAAATTTCTTATGCTGTGAAACAATAATCATCTTAATCTCCTTCCGCATACTGGACAATAATGAATAGGATACGAA